AGGGTTGTTAGCATTAGTATTGACTGTAAGATATCCATCAAAGTAAAGAGGTGTAGAGATATCTTTTCTAGTCTTTCTAGGATATTCTTCAAACGATGTTGGACGTGTCAGAGACTTGAGCCAACTATATGTTTCTTCCCATACACGTAGGTCCTCATCCATCAAAGCAGTAATGGTTAGTGGATCAAATCTTAGTTTCTCACCGTGTCTATATGTAGCACTAAATGGTGTAGGTATCTCAATCTCTGAAGTAGAGACTGAAGGTATCTGGACTGTCTGACAGAAATACTTTAAGAACGGTTTATCGGGGATGATAAACGTAAACTTCGTAAGTTGAAGTATAGAAGTATTTTCTGGTGTATTAGTTGTTAGTGCTTCAATAGTCATGGAGATATCCGTTTTACTAAATAGATGTGGGTCACAGGATTGCAGTCCTCACCCACTCTAATGCTGTAAAGGAGCACCAGCCTATGACTATTTATCATACTCACCACATCGTACCTCGACATATGGGAGGCACTGACGATCCCTCTAATCTCATAGAATTAACAATAGAAGAACACGCTTTAGCACATAAAGCATTGTGGGAAGAACACGGTAGTGAATACGACCACATTGCTTGGAGATGCTTGTCAGGTCTAATCACTGGAGAAGAAGCAAGAATAGAAGCGGTGAAGGTTGCTCTAAAAGGTGTTTCGAAACCTATAGAACAAAAAGAAAAAATGTCTGAATCTGCAAAAGAAAGATGGCAAAGAAAAGGTCAAAAAGAAAAACTTTCTAAAAAGATGAAAGGTAATGATTATGGTAAAGCGAATAAAGGAAGAACTTATAGTTGTGAATCATTAAATAAAATGTCTGTTGCCAAGAAGGGTAGGCGACAGAGAATATGTTCCTGTGTAATATGTCAAAAAGAAATCTCAGTGAGTAATGTAGAACAACACTATAGATGGAGACACAAAAAAGCCGGGGATTGACTCCCCGGCAGTTTTGCTTATACACTTATAAGTGTGTATAAGTATTTGATAAATCAGGTCAAATTTCTTACTCTGAAAATGCGATAGTAGATGTTGGTCTGACCAGCGACATCACGGGTTCCAACAACACCGTCACCAGCGGTGGTAGCAAATGGGTTTGCAACCATGCCGTAACGAGTCTTGAAGCCAATCTTTGGCTGGAAGGTATCCTGACCGATAGCACGAACCATCTGTAGTGGAACGTATGGGCAGTAGAATAGACCAGCGTCGAATGGTGATGCACCACGATAGCCGACGGTTACTAGTTCGTCGCCGTTTGCTGAACCACCGAAGTAAGGATCGATATAAACCTTAATGCGGCCGTGTAGCATACCAACGAAGGTATTACCAGTATCGTCAACTGTTAGGTCTGCTGACAACTGTGGGGTGTAAGAAAGAACACCAGCCATAGCCATGGCAGATGCAACGTCTGATGAAACGATCAGAACGTTACCCTTACCACGACGGGTTGCCTTAGCAATAGCGTTGGCTTCACGTTCAATGTGGAAAATTAGACCCTTGAACTTTTCAACTGACCAACGACCGTTTGAGTCGGTGTCAAGATCGAAAGTACCAGCAGTTGTAACACCATACTGAGCACCTAGGGTTGCAGAACGATAGATCGTGCGGATAACTTCACGATTGATTTCTGCTAGGATTTCAGTTGATAGGATGTTTGCTAGTTCTGTTTCAGCATCTAGGCCGTGAATGGCTTTAAGATCCTGAGCAAGTTCAGTGGTGTATTCTGCCTTGAGGGCACGTGACTTTGCAGTAACGGTAACCTTGTCAATGCTGAATGCCATTTCATTGAACATGTTGCTGGCAGCGTCACCAAGTGCTTCTGCCTGTGCTGTAGTCATGCCGGTACCAGTTGGGAATGAGTTACCAGCAAGTGTGGTGTCAGCAAATGGGTTGTTGTTTCCTGATGGATGAATACCATTTCCAAGACCAAATGCATTGTTCTCTGCTGAGAAGGCTGTATTTGCTTCGTTGAATAGGGCTTCTGTACCACCCATTGTCTTATACTTAGAACGCATAGCGAAGATTAGGCCGGTTGGACCGGTCATTGGCTGAACGCCGCAAACGTCATAAGCGATTAGATTTGGAAGGGCACGACGAACTAGTGAGATAAGAATTGGGTCGTATGAACCAATGTTAGTACCTGCACCGAGACCACCACCAGAGTTAGTTGGTGCTGCTTCGTTTAGTGTGCGGCTTTCCTCGGCCATTGCCTTTTCCTGATTCTCAAGAATAACGGCAGTAACAGCACGACGATAAGTGTCCTTAATAGGATTGAGACCAGAATGGTCCAGAACTGGGGACCACTTTGACTCTAGATTTTCTGTAAGATACATTTTAGTTTCCTTCTTTCTGTTTAACTAAATTAGTTTGGAAGACTTCTGCCAAGAGCCTTGACATAGTTTGCCATTGGACCTTCAAGAGTTGACTCAGCAATCATCTTTGGATCCTGGGACTCAACACGATCAAGAACTTCATCAGTCTTAACGGTTGTTGGGAAGTAATTCTCCCTTAGTGTTGAAATCTTTTCTGCGAACTCCTCGTCTGAAGTATAAGCAATGTTCTCAGCGAGACTTTTTAGTTTCTCTGCCTGAGTTGTTGTTAGGCCTTCACTTACAAGAGATACTATTTCATTCTTAACTGATTCGTTAAGAGCAGATGTTAGTTGAACATTGCGCTCAATTTCTTCATTAAGTTTTGATTCTAGTTCCTCTACAGTTGAGGATAGTTCTTCAACCACATTAACTGATTCCTCTGGAATGTCGATGTAGTGTTCAGCGAATAGTGACTTGAGGCCAGAAATAAATTCTTCTGTTAGTTCGCTACGTAGAGCGGACTCAACAGCGACTTCATTTTCCTCGATCCACTGTTCGACAACATAGTTTAGATAATTATCAACGTCTGAGGAAAGTTGTTCTGCAATTTCTGCAACACGTTCCTCTAGAGTTTCTGCATAAGCCTGTTCAAGTAGAGCAACTTCTTCTTCTAACTTTGCCTTAACGGCTGCTTCGAAGATTGTGGTTGCCTTAGCATGAAATTCTTCTGATAGGTTTTCACCTGCAAGAAGGGCATCCACATGCTCTGACATATCTATCTGGTAGTCTGCAACTGCTGATTCTTCGGTTGTTTCTTCGTCAAGAACTTCGCCCTCTTCTGAAACAAATTCAAAGTTTTCTTCGATTGCAGCAAGAATTTCTTCTTCGTCAAGACCGGCTTCAATGGCTTCGGCAATGAAATCTTCTAGTTCGTCTGAAAGTTCGATTTCTTCTTCCATGACTTCACCATCAACTTCTTCGTCTTCCTGAACTGACTGAGGCTGTGACTTTAGTTTCTTAATCTTTTCTGCGGCTACAGATGGCTTGCCGGCACGTGATGCGTCTTTACCAACATCAGCAGCAGCGGCAGCACCAAGGTTGCCAGATGGTAGTGATGTAGGTGTCTGACCACCAAGATCGTGCTCCTTGCCTTCAACATCAGAATTATCAGTTGAACCAGCACCGTTCTGTGAACGCTTCTTATCTTCTTTATACTTTGTGCCAGGACGCAAGGTCTTTGCGTTACCTGTTGATGCAGTAGAAGGGTCGACTGGATTTGGGTTTGAAACAGAACCATTACCCACGGATGGATAATTGATACCATAACCTTCTTCCAAAGTCTTTCCTTCTAGAACAGCCTTGGCTGCTTCTGTAAGTGACTTGTTAGACATAAGTAAGATACTCCTTTTCCTCTTATTTAGTATTTTCAAAGTTTTGACATGTAATTCTTGAAAATTTCCAAGGCTACATTCTCAATTTCGTTTTTAGACGCTTCTTTAATAAGTTTCTTAGCAGCATAATACTCTTGTTCTTTCCAACGACCATTTTCAAAAACCCATTCTTTACCTTCCATAATACCTTGAACAAATGCTGCTTCGCATGATGGATCTGCTACAATGTCTGCCGCTGTAGCCAACTTATAGTCGTCTTGAACTTGTTGATAACCATTGTGTGCCCTTAGAGACCCTACGCCTCTTGTTGACACAGCAAGATTTCCACCACCATCTAATAAACTCTTAACAATTTTACCGCTAGGAGTATCCAAAATTTTTGCTTTACCAATAAAATTTGTCCCATCTGGATGTAGTGAAGTAATAAGATGGGATACACGATCTAGGTTGATCTGTGGGTTCTCTGGGTGACCTAGTTCACCAAATGCTCTGTTCTTAGAAACGTATTCACGGTTATATCTGTCTGCCTCTTTAGCGAGGACATTCATTGGATATACACGATCATTACGGTTCCGCTTTTCAGCCTGCATGAAGATACCGGTGATAAAGTGGTTCTTGCCCCCTTTACCATCTTCTTCAACAAGATACTGAATGTCTGTAATTTCTTCTGTAATAAGTTTCATATTACTATTTATCCCTTTTTATTCCTCTAGTGGTCCAGTCATGCCTTTTGACAATGACTGACTCCATGCGTGAGCAGCGGCCTTGCCAACACCAGTTGCAACTCTGCCTGTATCAGTCTTTGCTGCTTGTTTTAATTTATGTCCAACAAGAGCACCAACTCTTTGTGCCGCAGTAACACGGCTAGATTTACGACCAGAACTTGTTCTTCCTGTCAAAACAGTTTTTAGTCCTTGACCAATAAGTCCTTTTGTAGTATCTTTTTTCTTTCTATACATCTGTCTGACAACTTGTTTCATACCAGATGTTGTTTCTCCACCCTTTTCAGGTTTCTTTGCAGAAACTCTCATGGACTCTGGTTTTCTTGGTGGCTCTCCACCGTCGGCTGCCTGTCGTTCAGCACCGGCCGCTGCTTGTGTAGCACGACCAATAGGTGTTCCACTTAAAGCACTTAAATCATTATTTTTACTTTCAGTAACTTCACCTGTTTTATGATAGTGTGTTACCTTTTTAATAAACTCTAATGACTTTAATGCTGGATGTGCTTGAAGATATCCTTTTTTTCTACGAGCCTCAATACCAGCCTTAGTCAACCCACCTGATGATGTTTTCTCATGCTCTGGTGCCTTTTGCTTCTTAGGCTTACCAGTCTTAGTTGGTACATCATGCATACCAAATGCTGGATGTTCTTTTCTATACTTTGCCCAATCGGCTTTAGTATTCTGACCTTTGAACTGTCCGGGCTTACCCTTAACAGGAGTAACGACCTCAGAAATCTCAATAGAACGCTTTATCTCATACAGTTTCTTCTCAAGGATAGTATCCATATGAGATTCAAATAACTTAGAAGCCTCAACATTATCACCAGTTAGAATGGATTCAACTAAGTCTCTCATCCGCCAAATCTCCCTGAGTTGAAGGCTGCTGGATCTCTTGCTTGACCCTGATCATAATCACGACCGTCTTTCTTGAGATCAATGAATAGTGTCCAAGTATCAGTTGCACCTGCTGTGCTAGAGAATAGAATATCACCAGTGCAGTTTGCTGTGTCTGGGATCTCGATTGTACCAGCGGTACTACCAGCATCAAAGTTATAATCGAATGGACCGTTACCAAATGTAACGATGGCATTATTAGAATTGCCACCCCACTTCAATGTAACAGAACCAGTTGATAGTTGTCCCTGACCCCAAACACGTTTAATAGCAACTCTATTGAGACGCTTTGGGTTTGATGTGCTAACAACACCAGTAGCGTTGATAGCATATGCTAGATTGGCAGCAACTACTAACGAAACGTTTGCATCTGTGCCACCAGAACCAACAACCTTGATAACTGAGTGTCTATTGGTATCTACTAATGTTTGTCGAGTTAATGTTGTTGCCATTGTTATTTCCTAATTGAGAAGTTTAATAGTTTCTTGAAGGATTCAAGGTCCTCGTTTAACATACTTTCAACAATCTTCTTGTTCTTAGCATTGACCGAATCGTAAACTTCAAGGATTCTTTTTGCCATACCTATATTTATGTCAACCTGTCTTTCATTGATTGTAAGTGTTTTAACTTCAACACCTTCATTGACCATCTTTCTCAGGTCTGACATTTTGTTTTCTTGCACTTGTTTCTGTTGTGATGTGATGTTTCTAGCCTGGGCAAGGTCTGCTTGTCCTAGTTTAGACTGTGTAGTAGCACCATATTTTGGCTTAGCCTTATCCCATGATGATCTCTTGCTGATACCAGAGCCGGCTGCTTTTTCTTGACCTAGTTTATGGGGATTGTCACCTAGTGGTTTAAGAACAAACTTACCAACTGCCTTAGCGACTTCCATGCCAGCATCAACCGCAGCAGCAGCCGCAGCAGGATTCTCATCCAATTGATCTTCATCCAATATAGATGACTCACTTAGATTTAGATTACCATCTGACCCAAATGGGATAGAAAGATACTTATTGACCATATTAGAGTAGTAGAGTGCAACGACCTGATTATTAGGGAACACTCTATACTGGACTCTACGGAAGATAAGCATAACAGGCATTTCCTTACTAGAAGGAATTGGTGATGCTTTTGATATCTTCTTTGATTTCTGCTTCTCAAAACCCTCAAGCATAAGTTCATCAGGAAGATTTTCGTCTACCTTTGCCAAAAATTTATCATTGTATTCTTCACGAATCTGCTTTAAGGTTTTCATATTGTAATCCTTTACTGTCCGAAATACTGAGAAGCAATGATTTTCTTGCGTTCTTCTAGTTTCTCTTGAGTCTTTTCTTGTAGTGCAACAAGCAAGTTTTCTTTCATCTCATTTAGGTTACCATCTAAGATGTTTTCGATTGCTTCGTTAACTATTACTTTGTTATCCATTTTAGTTTCCTCGTGTAATGAACTGTTATGATTTTCTTCCACTGATGTCAATCTTGATATGGCTCTTTGAATACCCTGTTGTCTCTTGGACCAGGTCTTCAAATCTGGCTTAGGACCGTGTAAGGACTTCTTGCGTGACTTGGCTGCTTTCTTTGTGTATGAACCAAGTGTTTCTGCTTCTAACTCGTTAATCTCTACTTCTTCTCTTGCGAGTTTATCAGCGGCTAGGTGAATACCATTTCTACGATTAGATACCTTGTTCAATGCCTTACCATACTTTTTATAGTTTTTATTAGTAACACCTTTTTTCTGATAAAACTCAGCATCACCCTGATGCTTTGCACGGCTATCAGAAGCCTTCTTGATGTAAGAAGCGAGAGTTGCTTTTTTCAACTCATCGTTTTGAACTTGTTCCTCACAGTTCCAACGGCGTAGTGCCTTGTTGATGTTTGAATCTGGATCTCTTGCAGTCTTAGCAGAAGTTAAACGGGCTTTCATTCCACTCATACGTGAACAGAATGACTTTCTACGTGCTGCTCTTTTACCAGATGGATTCTTTTCTGTAACAGCAGTCTGTAGTTTAGAACCTGGGTTCTCACGCTTATATGCATTAACTGCCTTCTGTGATAGTCCATCGGTTTTGTCTTTACGATTGACTGACTGCCAATCTTCCTTAACACTGGTCGGTTTCAACTGTGCTTCTGGTTTATATTTTTCACCAGATACGTTTGTCTGATATGTTTTTGGTGCAGTATCAGAACTACTTTGATAAGAGAACTTACCTTCTCCACCGCCTGCTTCTTTACGAGCAGCACCAAATGCTTGACCATGAGTAAAGTAATCTGGTCTTGATGGAGGTGTTGGAGCATCTACCTTTGGATTTTCTGGAGCCTTAGGTGCTTCTGATGCCTTAGGTGTTAGAACGTCTTTTTCATACTGGCTAACTGAACGGCCTTGTGAAGGTTGTTTCATTCTAGCAAATACGGTTGAAGTCTTTTCACCTTCTGAACCGTGTGAAGCAAAACTCTGATGACCTGCCTTATATGATGATGCCATCTTTTTGGCTAGCGGTTCGGCTGCTGCGGTAACTGCTGCGCCTTCTGGTCCACTCAATGCTCTTGCGGCTTTACCTACTGTAGCCATTACACTGGCGGCCTTAGGAACAATCTTCTTAGATGCTTCCTGACCTGCGGCTGACATACCCTTAACAACCGGACTTGTCTGCTTTGATGCTGCCATTCCCTTACCGACATTCATTGAACGGCTCTGGGAGTTAGGTGTAAATGATGATGAACCAGATGTGCTAGAAGGCTTTAGCTGACCACCTGCTCCCTGTGTTGATGGAGCGTTCTTAACACTACGCATAAATCTGGTGGGAACATTAGTGCTAGTTGGCTTCATCTGTCCGCCAGCACCTAGTGAGGCTCTTGCTGAACCTGTTCCTGATCTATACTCGGCACCTTTGACATGTGCGGTTGTGCCTCTTAGATTTACACGGCTTCTTGATGGCTTAGCAGACTGTTGATAACCAGACTGTGCTGTGTCCATATGCTGGGTTGCTGCTACTGTAACAGCATCTTCCTTAACAGGTTTAACCTTATTTACGTTAGTACCACCCTGCTTTGAGTTCTTATAGGTATTATCTTTCTCATCATTCTTAGTAGTGGTTTGTTTAGGCTTACCACCATAAAACTGTGCATTAGGATTACGGTCACCCAATTTAGTAAATGGACGCCCGATTAATGCCCAACCTTCCTCAACAGGAACACAGTTAGGAACCATCTTACCACCTTTTTTCTTTAGACCTTTGGCAGTATAACCTTTCCAGCAAGCACCTTTAAGATCGTTCTTTTCTTCGTTCATTTTCTTCCTCTTAACGTAGTCGTATGCTTTCTTAGCATAATGAACGCCTGTAGCACCCCAACCAGCGGCGCCAGGTAATGTAGTAGCGGCAGCAACAATATCTCTCTTAGGAGAACCACGACCTTCTGTTGCTTTACCAGCAACATCACCTAAAGTATATATGTTAGCAGCGGTAATACCGGCCATGACAGCCTTCTTTGCTTTCTCTAACTTCTTGCCTTCATCTACCGAATCATTCTTTCTTAGTTTTGGTGGAGGATCAGTAATTCCTACAGTACCAGGCATACCATCTTGCATCATGCTACCGAGTTCATTTAAAACATCTTCAGCAACAACTTTGTTAGTGTTGGTTGCAGTTGGATCATAAGATGAAAATCCCATAGCCTTCAAATGCTTATTGTGTTTATCTTTAATTAGTTTTAGTATGCTACCGTTTATGTCACTATAGGACATAGCATTATTTGTGGTATACTGTGATACAGGATCAACACCAGGATCACCAGTAACATATCCTAGACCACGAACAGCACCTGTTACGTTTTCTTCGTTCATTTCTATTGGAGATTTTTCCATCTTATGCAGTTTTTTATAGTAATCTGGTCTCTCAGCAATATGATCTCTGGCAATCTGTTTCGCCTTCTCTAAACTTTTTGTATGCTCTTGTTCTACCTTCGCACCTTTGTTAACAAGTTCAATCACCTTTGACATGGAAAGATTCCATTTCTTAGCGATTGCAGCGTATCCTGGTGTTCGAACGTCGATAGATTTAACAGACATGTTATTCCTTAATTATTACTTTGAGTATACCGTTTTCATTGATATGTGTAATCTTACCATCACCAGTGGCATATTGGTTATTACCCATATACAATAGACCTAAATCTCTTGCTTCTTCCGCAACTGTTTTCTTCTTGGCTGCTGGTTTCTTAGCGGGAGCAGCAGACTTCTTAGACTTGATCTTTTCTAGTTCGATCTTCTTATCCATCATCTTGGATTCGTGATCACGTCCTTGTGCTTCCGACTTAGATGGGCCTTGATCAGGACCAGTAATCTTGTCAACTTCTTTTTGTGTTTGTGCTTGTGCAATCTGCTGTGCAGCACCAAACTCAATCTGATTCTGCATATCCTGTTGCTGTTGAGCCTGCTGATCAATTGCCATCTGTTGCTGCTGTTGAGCAAGGATAGCATTATCTTCTTCCATCTGTGCATTGATTTCTTCAATGTCATCATCAGATTGATGTAGAATGTTCTTACGAACCCACAACGCAGAATAATACTTACCAACAAATGGATCGACTTTAATGAGTGTATCAAGACGAATGTTTAGAAGTTCTGCTTCTTTGATTTCATCGAAGTTGTTGTCCTTCTTAAAATCATACCAGATATCTTCTTTGATTTCTTTCCATTCATCTTCTGTGCAAACTTTCTTTAGAACAAGTTGAACACGAAGAAGATCATCAAATAGAGTAGCAAACTTGTTACGAAGTCTTTGAACAAACTTCATAAATTTGATTTCGTCTCTTGTGATTTCTGTGGTGCGACCTAGTGAGAACCCTTGATTCTGTTCTAGTCTTGAGATTGGAACACCAAGCGACTTGTATAGTTTGGTCTGGAAATACTTAACATCTTCTAGTTCACCAAGGTTACGTGCACCTTCTAGTGTAGAGATTTCGGTTCCTTTAGAACCTTCTCTACGTGGTAACCAGAAGTCTTCCAGCATTGATAGATGTTTGCGGTCGTCTTTGATTTCACCAGTATTAGAATCGTAAACTAACTTGTTACGATACTTAACCATGATATCACGGACATACTGCTCGGCTTTAACTGTTGGCATATTACCAACGTCGATATAGAACACTCTACGCTCAGGAGCACGACTTAGACGATAGATAACAGTTGCGTCCTCAACCATGCGTAGGTTGTTGAATGGTTTGATTGCCTTGTGTAGATAAGAAAGAACCATAGTCTGTTTAGGATCCATTAGACCCGAGTTAACGTTGACTACAGAATCTATAGCAATCTTTGAGCCTAGATTAGTGCCTGCACCAATCATACCCTTTTCGTTATAAAGGTAATACTCAATCTGTTTTTTGATTAGTTCGATGCCTGTCTGAGGGTCACGCATCTTTTGAATTTCACGTATCTTACGGATACGGCGGGGATCGATATATCTGATTTCTTGAATACCGGCTTCTAACATTGCATCATCTAATACTAAGTGGTAGAATAGTCTACCATCAATGTACCAACGACGGAAGATTTCATGCCCCATATTACTAAAGTTAAGCATCTTTAAGAGTAGATCAAATTCTTCTTCAATGATCTTCTTTACTTTAGCGGGTGCTTTAACATCATCTAGATTAATCTCTACTGACTTACCACCATCTTCATGAACAATTGCTTCATTGACGATTTCGTCCAAAGCACTTTCTGTTTCCGGTTGAATGGCAAGTTCACGATACTTAGTGATAAGTTGCGTTTCATTTCTGAATGTACCATCAAGGTCTACATATGTACCATAATAACCGGCACCAGCAACAGTGACAGCACCATCCTCATTTTGAGGTAGTGCGAATGTCTTTGTCTTGGGTCCGTTTAAATTTAGGTCCGTTTTATCCTTTTCGGGCGAACCTATCTCAAATCCAAATAAACGCAAATCACTATCCTTTTCTGTGATAGAAGGCCGGGGATTAACCCCGGCCAGTTAGTAGTATTTAGAAAGCCTGCATTAGAGATCCAGATGAGCCGGAGGCGTCTGTTGTCTCTATTGTTTCCCACCACTGGTAGGCAAACGTAACAGCAAATTCTTCAACATTGTCTGCACCCCAATCAAGGTCAATAGCAGAAACGTCAGTTGGAAAAGCACCAACAATTCTATACTGCTTAATTGGCTCACCGATCTTACTATACTGTGTAACGATGGCATCTTGCTGATAGCCACCATCACCAGAAATCAATGCTGGCATACGTAGGTTGCTGACATGTGAATTAATGCCAGACATCCAACGTTCGAAAGAGTTTCTGATAGTGAAATCTTCATCGTTGATAACAGTGAATGACCAATCTGGAAATGTTCTGTTACCAGCGATTTTGATTTCACGACCGAAGTAGTTGAGACCGATAGAGGAGATTGAATCACCGGGTAGTGATGTTGATCTTGCTCTAAAGGTAACCTGCTGTGCAGCAGAACCGAATACACCAGGTGCATTACCTCCGGTTGCTGCTACTAGCGGGAATGTTAGCATAACGTCGAACAGGGACGCACGAGCGCCGTCTGTTACTAGTGATGCTCTAAATTCTTGAACATTAAAAGGCATTTTTAGTTTTCTCCTTTGCTATTATTTATTAGAATTTACCGATAACTTCGGAGAAAGCAACACCCGTTCTAACTGCTACGAAGTTAAGATGGATGAAGTTAATGCTTCTTGCAGGCTTGATATAAATGTCTCCGACAAATTCATTTCTATCAATAACCTCTGGTGTATTGTTGGTGGTATCACAAACAACACGGAAGTCGTAGACACCTCTACGGCCCTTAATGTCTCTTAGGTATGGCTCAACTAGTGCAACGAACTGGGCTCTGGTGAACTCGTCGTTGAACTCGAATAGTGAATACTTTGCAGCCTTTGAGATTGCCTTTTCAAGGACAATGAACAAGCGACGAACGTTGATACGGTCGAAAGCACTTGGCTTTGAAAGCATGGTCTTATCACCATACAGAACAACACCTTCACCCTTGAACTGTAGCACAGGGTTAACACCGTTCTTATAAAGAGTGTCACGATCATCCTTACCTGGATTCCAAGCAAGACGGGTAACGTTCTTAATATGACCACGGTTGAAACCTGCTGGTGACCACCATGGATCACGCTCAAAGTCGGTGCGGGCACATAGACCAGCAATGTCACCATTTAGAGGAACCCAACGATATGTATTGTTATACTTATCGAACTGCTTCTTCCAGTTAGAATCCATTACTGCGAATGATGATGAATTATATTCATTTCTCTTAGCAACAATATCAGTTGCTTCCTGACCAGCATTGTCAACGACATCTGCCTGATCTGGTGAAATGAATACAACACAGTCACGACGACCAGTGTCTGGTGAACTTGATGTACCACCAGCAATATTATCTACAACATATTCTGAAACAGTCTGAGAATGAGCACCAGTCATGATTAGTGACACGTCCCAAGTCTCTGAGTCTTTGAATAGATCGTAAGCAGTTGTCAACTGAGCGTCAGTTGCAACTGAACCAGTACCTAGTGTACCATTTGTTAGAGTTGCTGTATAGTATGTATTACCTTGAACAAAGTTAACACCACTTGCAGCAGAGCCCCAAGTTGCAGTATCTACAACATGATTTGCAGTATTAACTGCTGGATTGATACCATAGATAAACTCAGAACGACCATTGAGAACATTTACCCAATAGTTTGAAGAACCGTCATCAGTCTTAGCATCAGATGCCTTAGATACGTAAGCAAACTTTTCTAGAATTGTATTTGCAGTTCCAGAGAACTTACCTAGAGTATCAACAACGATAATATGCATTTCGTCATTAGCACCACCACGTGTTGAAACGTATGCTGAGGTACCTGGTACTGTAGAAAACTCGTCAGCATATTCCCATGCAGCATAGTCTAGTGGCTTATTAGAACCGGTATACATAGAAACTTTAAGTGAGTTACCTAGATCGCCTGCGTAACGTGCAGCGAAAGTGCCGTAATAACCTTGTGATGATAGATCAAGATAGTCTAGTTCATACTGATTCTGATTCTGAATTAGTAGACCTGTATTACCTGATGTAGCGTTTAGTGCGGAAATGGTATTAGCAGCACGGACAAGTTTTAGTGACTCTGCATAACTTAGAAAGTTTGCTGCTGTAAACCATGAGGTGAAGTTATCTGCGGTTGGCTTGTGGAACCAACGAACTAGTTCAAGTTCGTTACCAATTGAAGTTACTTCATTGATTGGACCCCAAGCAAAATCGCCGACAAATGCACCTTCTGTAGTAGAAACGGAAGGAACAATGGTCGTAAGATCGATCTCTGACCATGTTACTCCTGGTGATAAAGCATATGCCATCTTTTACTCCTTTTTAAGGTTGGAATGGTGTAAAATTCCATCTCACCTTATTTATCATTTTCGATGTTTTGAGAACTATAAACGAGAGTCCCACTGATAATTGAAATCATCAAATGGGTAGAGTTGTTCTCTCTCACTTCTCCATATATCACCATTCCCATCTTTTTCCACTACATCATCCAAACCGTTGTCAATGAAACCAAAAGGCACATTCTCCACATCTTCTAAGTATTGTAACTCTTTTTGTAGAACATATCTAATATCATTTGAAACTGTTTCTTTAAATAACTTTTGTGCAGTTAGCCATCCGAAGTGAACTAACGTCATTGCAAGGTCGTCATTTGATCCTTCTTCTGCCTTAAAGGTTTTCTTATCAGCAGCAAAGGAGAATAACTCTGTGATAGTATCCTCATCTTGTAATATGAGTTTATCACTTTCAACTAGGGTCTTTAAGTTAGCACAACCAATCATCTTAGACTGTGCGGTAATTTTCAAACCAAATGCTAACTTGTTCTTACCAGCAGCAAACCCACCGGAGGCTTGCATACCTTGTTTGCCTTTTATCTGAAACTTCAATAGATTCTCATAGTTTAGTTCGTAATGTAGAATGTCGGATACCTGCAAACCAATAGAGTTGATTTCAATGAGAACAAAGGCTTCGTTGTATTTCATTGCAGCAGAGTAGATAACTGCTGGCAATAGCATAGGACTGATTTCGTTGTTTCTATATTTAGCGACTTGTCTATAAGGTATTTCAGTAACGTCAAAGATAGAGAACGTTGAATAGTCTAATCCTTGTCCTTCCGATACGTCAGCACACAATACATAGGTGTGTTTTGGTATTGGTTGCTCAAAGATATCCATACATTCATTACGAGCAATAGGATCTTTCCAATGCAATGCTGCTAGTTTAGAACCAGAAATGAGTGTGTTGGATGATCCCAAGAACTCACAACCAAACTCTTGGTCGAACTGTCTTTGGCTAGTGTTTCTGATAGTTTCTTCTGCCCATGCCGAATCTCTACCCGGCACCATTGACCAGTGAATCTCAATCGGTTGATATGTGCTAGTCTTTTCGACTGCTTTTGTCCACATCTTATAGAATAGGTTCATACCGTTAGGAGTAGAAACGATAACAACCTTAGAAGTTTTACCAGATGAAATGGTAGGATATGTAGAGTTAAAGAACTCCTCAGCAATGTTATTGGGAACGAACGCAAACTCGTCCAGAAAGATTAGGTTGAACGAGAAACCACGAACAGATGAACCTGAGGTAGAGTCTGCTAGAACTCTTGAACCATTAGCAAGATAGATAGAACCTTTGTTCCATTCTTTGATGCCTTGCTTTAAAAACATAGGCAAGTATTCAAATGCTAGTTTTAGTTTCTGTAACAACTCACGGGCAGTAGGAGCACGGTTAGCAAGAATGGCAGTAACAAAGTTTTCATTAAACAATACTTGATGCAGAATGTAAGCCACACTAGTCGTTGACTTACCAACCTGTCGTGGTAGTTTGCATATAGAGAAACGATTGTCATGGAATGTTTGTAGCATCTTCTCTTGGAAGTCCCACATATCAAACGGAATCAAACCACGGTCAACGTTAATGATTCTGATATACTTCTTGGCAAAGTAAACGGGATCCTCAGCACACTTGATATATTCATCAAGTTCTTTTTGAGTAAAAGCGTGACGATATTGTTCGTTTGGTAAGTTTGGGTTATTCTGGTAACTGTAAGGTGTCCTTGCCATCTTCTTCTTTCTTACTCTTAATAGCAGACAACAATTCAGCCGCTGAGCCTACAAATACTGCTTGTTCCACGTTAATATGTCCATCGGCATTCTTCTTTCTAGGATCAGAATCCGGATCAGGTATCTTTAGGTCTTTCTTAGTTTTCTGTAACGCATAGAGGTCTTTTGACGTTTCACCAACAGTTTTGATGAGATTAGAAACAACCTCAAAACCCCTTGCACTTTCGTTTTGTCTAGCGATGACTGCGATTTCTTCGATTGCATCGTTACCCTTTTCTATTAGATTGCGGAGGGTCTTTCTTACTAGAATATAATCTTCATCTTCGTCTGTCAGTTCCTGCTTAGGTTCAGGCTCATAAGGGACTATCTCGTCCTTTTTTACTTCGATAGTCTCATGTTCGATACCTAATGCATCAGACAAATTTTTCTCAACGCCCATATTATAACTCCGTTTCAGGCCACTCTGTAACATCTACTGTATAACCATAATCATCATCTGGCTGTGCAGTCACAGGATCTGGTGTAATTTTAATCTCTGCTAGTTTGATAGGATTAACATCAAACGATTCGATTGTAGCAGTAGCATTTGTGGATACTGCATGAACATTACCACTTAGACTAAACTGACCTTGTGTTGCACCTAGAACTAGTTTATCCAAATCTGAGTTGTAGTTGATGACAACACCATATGCTGTTGCTGTATTATATGACGAACCTTGATAAACCATATCATCTGCTTTGAATGTGCCAGAAGCATTAGATAGGTTTAGTCTTGTTATATATCCTGCCTGTAGGCTAGGATCATTATAGATGTTAGCATATACGGTACGAATGATCTTGGGATATGAAATAGGACCATAGTAATAAGTTTTCATTGTGAAGTTTAAGGTCCAGTAAACATATCTTACAGAATCATAGTCACCTTCATATTCAATCTCATTGCTTACATTGTTTAAGATGATAGGAACGTCTTTGAGCATTCCTAGATCAGGAATCATGTTAGTTGTTACAGTAAAGTCTGGATTGAAGAACGGAAGAATCTGCTCAATGATATGTGTACCATCATCAATGTTACGTGCATATACGTTCAAAGAAAATGAAATGTCATAAGGTACACCCATATATGATGAGGTTACATGACTTGTCGTATTAGACTTTGCTGCTTTTAGTAGAGAGTTTTGCTTTCTCTGTGAATCATATGAGATACCTGTGATCTCAAAACTCATTCTAGGTAGAATGGCACCAAGTTGCTTTAGCAAATCAGGATCAGATAGAATACGAGTAACCATCTTCTCCTTAGGAGCATAGATGATAGGTACACGAAAGCGACTAACCTCTGCACCTGTCTGATCATTCTTTCTAATGATACTGATATCATCGAAAAGTCTACCAAATAGAACAACTGCTTTTCTCGTTAGTTGGTGATAGAAGTGTGGATTATGCAGCATTATGGTGTTCCAAATGGGTTAAGTTCTGTTAGATCAAGAATCAAGTCTGAGCCTGTATCCAGATCCTTATTGTCGTAAACATCATACACAACATAATCTGTCTTGTCGTCTGTTGATGATAGTCTATAGACAGCATTAGATGACTTGGCATACACATTTGAGTTTGCAGTAAAGTTTCCAGTAATATCATAAATGAATAGTGATCCGTTTGCTCTGAACCAATCCTTAACTGTAGCGTGTGCTGTAGAGTTTGCATATGTACGATCTGGACTTTGGAACACAATGTCCTTGTCCTCAAATAGTCCAGTGCCATTTGTATTGAGTGATAGTTTGATTGTGTAAGCATTATCAGCAGCGACATCATCAATCTCCTCAACACCCGTATCGATTTCTTCTTCTGAGTAACGGAATGCTTCGCAACGCATTTCATATACATAAGGCAATCTCTTGCCGAGTGAGTGGAACATAAGTTCTTGTTCAACGAACTTAATCTCAAACATCTTATGCAATACAGGAATGTAAATCAGATCACCTTCTTGTGGTCTAAATCTCATACCTGAAGGAATGAACTTAGCAAATGCTCTGCGTGAAATGATAAAGTTAGATGTATCTCTAATCTCTAATCCAAACTTAGAGAAGAAATCTGACTGACCTTCAAAGCCTTCAACGTTGGCTAGATATGCTTCAACCTGATATGCTCTATTGAATTTTGATTTGCTATACTCACCGAATATAGCGTCACCGTTATCAAATGATTCTCTGGGAATGTAATAGACATTATGACCCATAATCTGAATTGATTCGACAATGATATCTTCCATGAGCATATGCTCATTGTTCAATCTTGTCTGACTTGGGAATTGGTTGAAATATCTATTAACTGCCATTAGCCTACCAAGAACGCTGGGGGTGCTTCGTATGTATCTCTAATATTCTGTTCGACTTCCGCAATCTCTTTAACTGCTTCGTCAAAGATTTGCTGGCCGTTCATGGTAATGCCACCTGGTAGTTGCATACCTGCATACTTCTTCATGTTAACACCCCATTGTTTCTTAACATAAGCAGTTGCAAGTTTCTTTAGTAGACGGTCATTCCATACTCTTGTGTATGCAGAAGGATCGGTTACTACAAAGCCTTCGATAATAATATACTCACCGGCTTGAATGTCAGCACCCCAATCCATATCGATATAGAGTTTGTTTGTAAGACGATTGAAACGAATAGGTGTCTCACCAGTAAAGATTAGATCAAGAGTGGCAAGATGCTGCATAGTCAATGAATAGTTAACATATGATGTGGATGAAAGATCCCAAAGATCGTTTAGACGCAACTGATATCTAAGGTCGAACATATTCATAGCCATCTTGTTACCACCAACTTTAAGAACTCTAGTGGCACCAATCAAACCATCACTAACAGTAACATACTTGTTAGTAATGTCCTGTTCGGTCAACTGATGCTTGACATATGTTCTTTCTGTACCATTAAAGTGAAACTCGTTCCAGTATTCAAACGCCAATTCAACAGAATCGTCAACCTGAACATCATCAACGTTGATCTGGACAACAGGATAACCTAACTGTCTTAGACAAAACTCTTTAAGTTCTTCTTTATTTGCTGGTTGACTCTGAGACATTAATATGTGCCTTCTGTGTTTGCAACAGGTGCTGCCCAAGGCAATTCTACTGCTACAGTTTGATTTGCTTGTGAATCTATCTGAGATTTAATTTGCATATCAACTACAGTCTCAAACTCACCACTAATAGTATTTCTGACCCATATAAGAACTTCATCTTCGGTTAGTTCTTCGAATGGTACAAATGAATCAGTGTTGACTGCTGATATAGGAAATGATGAAAAGTCTGTATATGAACCTTTGAATCCGTTTTCGGTGCCAGTTTTCTCCCAATCAACACCAACGATAATATTATTTCTATCTTCGGTAGTTGTTGTTCTTAGACCTAAAATTTTCCAAGTGTAGATGACTGACATCATGATCCTCTTTGTTAGTTATATTTAGTTATTAGATTTCAAACGTTTCAGTTCATCAATCTGTTCTTGTTGATCTTTGATTGCTTCAATTAGTAGAGCAACAATTCGATCATACTTAACTGCTTTGGTACCATCTTGTTTGGTTGCAACTACTTCTGGTAACACCTTTTCAATGTCCTGTGCAATAACACCGACATCATGTTTACGAACAAAGTAACCATCCTCACCACCATGAGCATCAATGAACTCTTGAGTCCAATCGAACTCAACACCACTGATCGACATGATCTTTTTAATAGCATTTTCAATACGTTTGATATTCTCTTTTAGAGATTTGTCAGAAGAATAGTAAGCAGTAATGTTGTTGGTTGCTCTAATTTCACCAGTGACACCAGATGCAGCAGTACCAACACCAAGTGATGTAGTGTTTGCTGCGGCACTAAACATCGCAACACCGGCTGAAGTGATTTTTAGTGCTGGGTTAAGGCCGCCGTTAATACCAAAATTTAGACCATTTGAGGCATTGTCATTATATACATACCATTTTGCTGTACCTGATCTAGTAAACCACAGAGCGATATCTTGTGTTCCTGTAGATTCTAAGACCGCTAGGGGATTTGTGGTTGCATGTGCTACATGTAATGGTGCGGTTGGTATTGGTTTGCCTATACCAACATTACCACCGTTATCTATACGAATACCACGATTAGATCCTGACCAAGGGGCAATTACCATTCCACTCGGACTGACATCTGCACCATTTGTTACACCATAAATTATAGATACGTCATTGGCCTGGACCATTCCATTGTATGATCCTGGTGACGTATTACTATTCAGATATAAAAACTTATTTCCGTCACCGGTTCCAATATCGGCGGTCGCCGATGCTGGCCCTGTTTTTAAAATCTGTAGTCTGAATATTGGTGATGCAGTACCAATACCAACGTTACCAGCAGGTACAAAGAAATTGCCGTTGAATGATGTGCCTGACACGTTTGATAATTTATTGCCGGCCAATACGTTAACGTTAGCAGATAATGTCTGGCTATTTGATACAAAAGATGCAGCCAAGGTATTGACGTTAGCAGACAAAGAGATATTATTAGCATTAGCAGCAGCAAATGTGGCGGCCAATACGTTAACGTTAGCAGACAAAGAGATATTATTAGCATTAGCAGCAGCAAATGTGGCGGCCAATACGTTAACGTTAGCAGACAAAGAGATATTATTAGCATTAGCAGCAGCAAATGTGGCAGCCAAGGTATTGACGTTTGCAGACAAAGATATAGCATTTGTATTTGCTGCTATATAAGCAACGTTAAGGGCACCATATGCGGTTACGGGAGCAGCATATGTATAGATAGCACCATCATCAATGATTCTGTTCCATACAATACTTGTTGTGTTTAGGGTATCAGTGATCTTGATATTGGTGTCGTATAGTTTACCACCATTAGTTGTACCAGCATCAACAGCAACCATTGCGGAAGCAATATCACCAATAACATCAGCGTCAGCGGATCTTGCCCATGCTGTTGCTGAAACTACATAAAGACCATTCTGGTTTGCTAATGTTTGATCTTTTACTAGAACTCTATTGCCTGCTGAGACAGCAACACCGTCAATCGTTTGTGTTCCATATAATGCAATATTAGCGGTTGTTGCCGCAGTTACGGATCTCTTAACGAACGCACTTGGCAAGTTTTCTAGAGTTAGATTTGTAATTAATCCTGCTATCAAGTTTACGTTAGCAGACAAAGAAATGTTATTGGCATTAGCAGCAGCAAAGGTGGCGGCCAAGGTATTGACGTTAGCAGATAATGTCTGGCTATTAGATACAAAAGATGCAGCCAAGGTATTGACGTTAGCAGATAATGTCTGGCTATTAGATACAAAAGATGCAGCCAAGGTATTGACGTTAGCAGACAAAGAAATGTTATTGGCATTAGCAGCAGCAAATGTGGCAGCCAATACGTTAACGTTAGCAGACAAAGAGATATTATTAGCATTAGCAGCAGCAAATGTGGCAGCCAATACGTTAACGTTAGCAGATAGTGTGACCGCATTTGCATTACTAGCGACGATTGCAGCAATAACGTTTGTACCACCAACAGTAAGATTGGGTAGAGAGATATTAGCACCACCAGCGACATCTAACTTATAATTACTTGAGTTACCTGCTGCGGTACCAATGCCAACGTTACCATAATACTGGCCGAGTGTAATCCGTTGTGAAGCAACATTGACCTCGATTAGCGGTAGTCCAGATACATCGTTAACTGAAAAGATAGTGTTTGATAGATCATTTGTGATTGAGAACAACTGACCAGCAGTACCTTCAAATGACAGTGTACCATTTGCTGTTGGATATACAACTAATTCGATGTCAGTGTTATTCGTTGAATCTCCACCAGAAAACACGATTGTTGGATCACCGGTTGTTGATCCTGTGTTTGGTGTGATAACTATGTTCTTATAAGTATTAGCCATTTGATCCTATCTCTGTTCTGACTATTTATATATTGTATCTGCCACGAAGTGCAATAAAATTTTGTTCGATCTCAGATGCTGACAATGTGCGATTGTATATCTTAACATTAGATACACTACCTTTAAACGGATACCAAGGCGCTGTACCATTGTTACCACTATTGCCATCACCGATCATGAACTTGTATGGGTAGTCTGTGACTGAACCTGCATAAGATACTGATCCAGTTTCATTACCATTTATATATATTTTCATGGTGGTATTGACACCATCATATGACGTTGTAAATGCTGTATGATACCAGGTGTTAGTTGTCAATCCACCGGATGATAATGTTTTTTGTGTACCACCAATAGCGATTGAGAAAAATAAAGAATTGCCATTATAGAAACTGAAATATGGTAGAAATCTTCCCATGAACATATTAAAGGTGTTCAGGTTCTGAGAGCAATTTACCCATGCTTCCCATGTAGCATTGTTGCCAAATGACACTGTATTGGTAGTAACAACACAACTATTAGCACCAAGATTTCCGTCAAATGTCATATAACCAGCGGAATTGTGTGGATCAACACTGTTCAATACAGATCCATGATTAGATCCTATCATATCATACCATTCTGAACCAACTCCTGCAATTAGATCAGCAATAGTTGGTTGAGAACCATCACACAAATCAATTCTTGGTTGATAGAACTGCTGATTGGTTGTAGTAATAGTAGAGTAGAATAGATATGCTCTATGAATTGTTTTTGTATTTGTTGGCTTCCACACCCAGTCACCTTGGTTAGGCGAACCTTGGAACTTAGTTCCTGATGTGTTCCATAAGCCACTGTCTGTGTGAACGCTTCCTGTTCCACTATTGGCAGGAAAAACATGGCCGACAACTAGCATCCATTCGTTGTTTGCAATACTCGCTGGCCAACCGCCCGCTGAAAAATAGGGGTTAGTGCTTACTGATGCTGTGTTTGCTCTTAATAGAACACCGTCATTACCAAGCCCAGCATTGATTCCATATAGGCCCATATAGTAACTACCATCACCAATATTCTTTCTGCGTAGCCATACTGAAAATCTGTATAGTTGAGAAGAATCAATTGACACGTAAGGACTGCTGAATCCACCATCAGCGTCACTCGTAGCGTCATTAGATGGAGAATCCCAGACAAGCGTAGTAACACCAAAAGGACCTGTGTCTAGTATTCTTTGATTTTCTGATACAGAACCATTGTATGAGAATGTAGTGGTGCCACCTGTCCCTAACGTCCAGTCGCTAAGATCAAGAAGGTTCTTATATCCTCTTGCTGATCTATTAGTATTAGCAGCGTCCCAGTAACTTACTAGTCCATTAGTGACTATAGATGGTGAATGTCCTAGTGCCATTATAAACCATATCTCCCCTTGTATGCATTGTAATATGCGGAGATTTGTGATGGTGTTAGTTCAACATTCCATAAACCAATTTTTGATAAGGTGCATGGAGCATAATAGCCTGAATAATTTGCTATCGTAGCACCCGATGGATTGTTCAATGTGCCTGTATATGTAGAGGTAGAGGCATCCCATAAAGTTCCATTAACATATAGTTTAAGAGTCGATCCAGATGACCAGGATACGACAAAGTGATACCAGTTACCATAAGTTGCAGTGAACGCTGTTTCGGTTGCGATATTTCCTATTGTTACCAAACTCGCTTGACCAAATACAGAATTATCAAAAAATTTAGTGCCTGTGATGATATAATCAAGAGAGAATAGAGTTGTTGTTGCACCTGCATTACTACCAGTGATTTTGGCAAAGGTGCTCGTAGTAAAAGCAGTCATACCGGTGGTGCCTGCTATACTGGCTATGTCACCATATTGATTAGTTCCGTTAAAAGTCAATGCACCACTACTGTATGTTGGTGCATTAGACAGTGTAGCGTTGTTACCATTACCAGATAAATCATACCAGGTTGATCCACTACCGGGATAACTGGTAGTTGTATAGGCGTCTAGGTCTACAAGTAACCCCTGTGCTAGTATTTTAGATGGTCCATAGGTTACTGCCATTATTCCTCATACTCCACAACTAGTTTATCAACGTCCTTACGTTCTGCATATACATGATAGAAGCAATAAGGCTGTGTATGGTTTTCCGTATCAATATGAATCTTCAAGCCATCAATATCAGAAACATATAGATTCTGACTATGACCGATAGCAGTTAGATTGACTGTGATGGTATCTAGATCAACTAGACCTTCCCAGTAATCTGGCAGATTAATAACTTTCTCACCATCTAGTTTACCACGAACATAGACACCGTTTTCTGGACCTTCTAGCGATCCATAACGTAGTTTCATACCAGGCTTAGTTGGGTGCTTAATTTCGAACGACTTAGTTACAGCATATAGACCACCGGTAATTCTAAAGTTACCAGTTGCAGATGAAAGTTCCGCTACAATGGTTGGTGTGGTGGATGTGCCACCACCTGCTTCCCATGTCCAACCATAACCAGCAGTATTTTCAACAAATGATCTTCTAGCCCAAGATGTGACATACGTACCTGTTGGAGCGGTGACCGTTGCTGTCCAACCTTGTCCAGCACCAGCGGGTGCCATGTAGTCTTGCCATGCTGTATATGTTGGAGAATACCAGTTAATACCAGTTGATGCAGAAGCAATACGACGCATCTGATGTATGTTACTCACCACATTTGGTGTGTAGATAGGACCATTGACTTCTAGTTTATATCCGGGTGTTGCGGTACCGATACCAACGTTACCATCAGCACCAAGTGTCATCTTTGTGCTATTGCCAGTGATGAATGATACTGTATTAGATGAATAAGATCCAAAATAGACTGTGTTAGCAGATGTGGATGGTGTAAATACAGCACTCATAGCACCTTCGAACAGTGCTAGTCCTGGAAGACCAGATGATGAAGATGTTGTTGTTACACCAATACCTGCTGCTCCTGATGTGACACCTAGGCGATAAGTAGCACTTGCACCCTGGCCAATACCAACGTTACCATTGTTACCGATAGACATTCTGACTGTATTATTGGTACCAAAAACCATAGGTTCTGATTGCGTTTGCCAAACATACATTTGACCAGATATTGGACTACCATAACCAACATATCCCATCTCAGAACCAGAACTGTTCAAGAATTGTAGATATGCACTTGTGTTAGAGTATGCAGATTGAATACCAACTACGGCAGCCGTTGCAGGAGCAGCATTGACATGTAGTCTAGATGTTGGACTAGTGATACCAATTCCAACGTTACCGGTTTCAGTAATTCTCATTACTTCTTGTGGTGTAAACTGCGTATTTGCTGCAATTGTCTGTGAACCATTAGCAAAGAACTGAATACCACCAGTTGACATGTTCATTCTAATAGCAGAGCGATATATCGAAGAACTACCATATGAAGAATCATATGCATCTGTAAAGGTATTACCCTTCATACCGGTACCTAGAACAAGACCGGATGAACTATATGGGGTCCAGATAGAAGCATAATGTCCTCCACCACCACCCCAAACAATACCACGACCAGCAGTTCCTGATCCTAAATCGATGACACCAACAGGTGCTGCTGTACCAACACCAAGATTTCCATCGGTGTTAAGAGTCAATGCATTGTTGAGTGTAGCAACTGCACCGGCCGTTCCTGATGGTGCCAAGTACCATCTATGAGCGCCCGAGTTCATCATATAAGCAGAGGCAACAGCAGATGCTTTGTAATTAAATACACCAGCAGATGATTCGTATAAATTGAATCCTAAGAATCCAACACCATTAGATGTTGTTGAAATTGATGTATAAGCACCAATATCGATTGCTCTTGCTGTTGATACCCATGGGCTTGGTATTACACTAAGTCCTAAGAAACCGTCATTATCCAGTCTTAGTCTTTCGGTCAGTGTTGAACTGTTTCTGAAAATTAAGTTACCAGCAGTTCCACCTCTATTGAGGTCCACATAGTAATCACTACCACTTTGGGCTAATACTGTGTAGTTTGATGGGTTTCTGAATACTAGACCGGCATTTGAAGCATCATAAACTTGCATCCTAAATGATGGCATTGTATTGTTAGTACCAACACTTAGATTGCCAGCGGGAACAAATATATCACCATTATATGAAGTGCCAGATGTGTTGGCTAGTTTACCAGCGGTACATGCTGCTAATACTGCTATGTTAGCACCCTGAGTAGCATTGTTACTCACTACAGCAGCAGCCAATACGTTAACATTGGTTGATAATGAAACTGTATTTGATGTTAGAGTTGCAATATCAGTATTAGATGCAATGTATGTCGTAATAGCGGCATTAGCATTACTGGTAAATGCCCAAGCATCGGCTGCTTCTACCCATATTAGAGCAGCATTAGCAGCAGCACTACCACGATTGACTTCTATGCCAGCATTTTCAGTTGGTGTTATATTGCCTGGTAGATCAGCATTAAGAACTACTAGGTTATCACCAATCAATAGTGTCTGTGTATTGACATATGATTGGGATCCACTAACAGTCAAACTACCAGTAATAGCAACGTCACCAGAAATGGTACCGCCAGATTTATTATATGCTGCACCAGCCAAAGTGTTAACATTTGCTGCTAAAGTATTAACATTGGTTGATAGTGATACGGAGTTAGCGTTAGCCAAAACAAATGTAGCAGCCAAGGTATTAACGTTAGCAGACAAAGAAATGTTGTTAGCATTAGCAGCAACAAAGGTGGCTGCCAAAGTGTTGACGTTTGCTGACAGTGTTTGAGCATTAGTATTAGCAGCCAAGTAAGCAACGTTTAATGCACCATAGGCAGTAATAGGAGCAGCATACGTATAGATAGCACCGTCATCGATAATTCTATACCAGGTAATGCTTGTTGTGTTTAAGGTGTCAGTTATCTTGATATCATTGTCATAGAGTTTGCCACCATTAGTTGTACCAGCGTCAACAGCAACCAACGCTGAAGCAATATCACCAATAACATCGGCATCAGCGGATCTTGTCCATGCTGTTGCGGAAACTACATAAAGTCCATTTTGATTTGCGAGTGTTTGGTCTTTGACTAGAACTCTATTGCCTGCGGAAACAGCAACACCATCAATCGTTTGTGTTCCGTATAGAGCAATGTTAGCAGTTGTGGCTGCTGTTACTGACCTCTTAACGAAAGCGGTCGGTACATTTTCTAGAGTTAGATTGGTGATTGCACCGGCAATAGTATTAACATTGGCAGCCAAAGCAGCGATGTTGGCACCTTGTGTAGCATTATTGGATATAACTGCGGCCGCCAAGATATTAACATTAGCGGACAATGACTGACTATTAGAGACAAAGGCACCTGCTAGGGTATTGACATTGGCAGATAATGACTGACTATTGGATACAAAGGCAGCAGCCAATGTGTTAACGTTAGATGAAAGCGTAACAGCATTAGCGTTAGATGCTACGATAGCAGCAATAACGTTTGTACCGCCGACAACTAGATTTGGTAAAGCGATGTTAGCATTACCGTTGACATGTAGTGATGCTGCTGGTGTAGTAACACCGATACCAATATTTCCTGCAAAGTAGTTTTGTCCACCAGCAGAATAAATCGAGTAGTTAGTATTACCACCGGTAATAGCATCAATATACAAGCCATATGATGCTGTGATAAAACCACCACCTGTAGTTGTAGAGTTTCTAGCCCAAACAGAATAAGCAGATCCTACAATCGAATTGCTTCTATTATATGTTCTACCCGCTATGCCAACCATTCTCAACAAATATGATGGGCTATAATGATAAACGTTACCGTATATACCTCTGAGGTCTCCAGTTGCATAACCATCTGTGATATTGGAATCTGATGCAATACTACCAAAGAAACCATATCCATAATATGTGTTAGTGGTATTTGCTGTTGGTGCCCATACTCCAGAAAATTGTGCGGCCGTAACACTGTCACCATTCAACATCGAATTGGGATTATAACTAAGTGTTGGATATGCTCTTACAGCAAAAACTCTATTCGTTGAATCTGCTGGATCGATACCGTGTGTTGAGACGACTGTTGTGTCTGGTATCTGCAAATAACCGGATAAACTTGTATTGCCAACAACGTCTAATGTATAAGATGCAGAACTTGTTCCAATACCTACATTACCAGTTGGGAAGTTTAAATCACCATTAAAAGAAACACCGCTAGTATTTGCGAGTCTATAACTTACTGCCGATGATAAGTTGGCAGCCAATGATATGTTATTGGCATTAGCAGAAGAAAAGGTACCAGCCAAAGTATTGACGTTAGCGGATAGTGACTGACTATTAGATACGAATGATGCAGCCAGGGTATTAACATTAGCGGATAGGGATACGTTATTAGCATTAGCGGCAGCAAAGGTAGCAGCCAATACATTAACGTTAGCGGATAGTGACTGACTATTTGAGATAGTAGCATATGTTGATATAGCAAAATTGTTTGCTGCAAGTCCTACAGTAGCAGCATATCCATTCGATGCATTAGCAACAGAATAAGCGGCATTGAGAACAGTAAATGCTGAGTTTACTCCTGCATAAGCATTGGTACCAATGGTAACTCCAGAATTTGCCTGGGTATATGTCGTATTAGTAACTTGCCAATTAGATGATAGAGAAGCGAATGTTAATCCTAATGAAGAAAATGTAGAATTTGTCAAAGACCAGTTAGCGTTCAGAGAATCAAGTGTTCCATATGTCGCAGCGGCATAATTGTTTGCACCTGCTGCTGCATCGTTAACATCTGTTAGAGACGCTACAGTTGAGTATGATCCTAATGTTGTGTTTGATGTGAACTGCCATGCCTCAGCGGTTTCATTCCATATAAAGGCAGAGTTTGATAATGCACTACCACGGTTAACTTCAATACCAGCATTTTCTGTTGGTGTTATATTTCCTGGAAGATCAGCATTAAGAGTTAGTAGACTATCACCTATTAGCAGAGTTTGTGTATTGATATAAGACTGATTACCAGAAATCGTAAGATTGCCTGTAATTGAAACGTCGCCAGAGATCGTACCACCAGTCTTAGGATATGCTGCACCTGCTAAAGTATTCACGTTAGCAGCCAAGGTGTTAACATTGGAAGACAATGAAACGTTGTTGGCATTGGCTAAAGCGAATGTAGCAGCCAGAGTGTTAACGTTAGTGGATAGCGATATAGCGTTGGCATTTGCTTGTGAAAAAATATTAGTGAATGTTACATAAGAAGCAGCCAAGGTGTTAACATTAGCGGATAATGACTGACTATTTGATACGAAAGCAGCAGCCAAGACAGCAATATTTGCTCCTTGGGAAGCGTCATTAGCAACGACAGCGGCTGCCAAGGTATTGACGTTAGCAGACAGCGATACCGTATTAGCATTAGCAGCAGCAAAGGTGGTTGCCAAGGTATTAACATTAGTGGATAATGACTGACTGTTGGATACAAATGATGCAACCAATACATTTACGTTAGTTGATAGCGAGACATTGTTAGCATTAGCAGCAGCAAAGGTGGTTGCCAAGGTGTTAACATTATCGGATAATGTCTGACTGTTGGCTACGAAAGAACCAGCAAGAGTGTTAACATTAGAGGATAGTGACTGACTATTAGATACAAAAGCCGCTGCTAGAGTATTGACGTTAGCAGATAGCGATACATCATTTGCTTGTGATGCAACGATAGCAGCGATAACGTTAGTACCACCAACAATCAATATGTTGTTATTGACAATAAGACCGTGACGGGCCGTAAACTCTTTATTAGACACTAGGTTCCCTTTCCCCCAGTTTGTATATTCCTATTTATTTATTCGTCGTTCTCACCATATTGATAGTGGTAATTGCATAAGTTGGTGTCACGTTTAGTCTAACAGAGCCAGCAACAATAACAGCACTAAAGATACCGAGATTGTCAGTAGTGTAAATCGTACCATACTCTGTAACATAAGCGTCTGTACCATCATGAATAAGAGTCACTTGTGTAGTATGATAACTTGTTCCTGATGTCATCGTAATAACATAGTTGGCAGAACGCCATGATGATGTTGAAAACGAATCTAGAATCTGATCTGTAGCCGAAGATGTTACCAATGAAATCGAATTGACGCTTGAGTTTCCGATTCCGATATTGTTTATTACATATACGTCACCAACAAATGTGACACCAGATACGTTTGGTAAAGCACTGTTTGCCTTTGTATAAGAAGCGTTGGTGACTGTCCAATTACTATTTATTGAAGCAGATACAGTATTCTGTATGGAAAATTCTGAATTGGTTGCTGCATATGCCGCATTAGCAATACTGGCTGTTAGATTAGAGACTGCCCAGTTAGATGCTAATGAATCTCTAGCAGTATTAGCAACCAAATATGCAGCATTGGTAACTGACCATAGAGAATTAGCGGAACCAAATGCAAGTATACCACCATTAGCAGATGTGTATGCAGCATTAGTTACTGCCCAGTTAGATGCTACTGAACCTAGTGTAGCATATGTAGCAGATGTATAGTTATTTGTCGAAGTACCAACATAAGTTGCAAAACTATTAATAGATGCAAATCCTGTTGCTTGTGAGGATTGTGTAGCATATGTTATAGTTGCATAGTTATTACCTGCTGTACCTACTGTATTGGCCCAACCATTCGACGAATTAGCAAGAGTTCCTGCATAGTTGTTTGCACCAGCAGCGATGTTTGCTGACAGTATAGATGCATAACTATTAACAGAAG